GCTCTTCCGATCTATGTATATAATGATTCCTTTTTAAGATTACACTCCCCCCTCCCTAAATTATTTATCATTTCGTTTATAGTCTTTAATATTATTTCTCATCTCAGAGGATTCTCTTCCTGACTTCTTAGCATGACAACTGTTGCATAAGGATTGTAAGTTCTTAGTTGACACCATACTACCGCCCATTGATATTTGTTTAATATGATCAACACACTGAGCTCCTGTTGGTCCTTTCCCATCTCTCTCACATTGAGCACATAAAGGATTCCTTTGTATAAAGTAATTCCTTAATGATCTCCATCTCCTTGAGTTATAGAATGAAGAGTTGTCCACTTCTCTCATATGATTCTGTTTCTCTGGCATCCATGGCCTTCTCTTTCCTTTAGGTAATACAGGCATTAGTTGTTTAGTTTGTTTAGTAGTTGTTCCGCTGTATATAAATGATTGGCACCTTTAGGAATTATATTCCAAACACAAGTAAACTCATTATCAACAAAGCACCACATAGCGTTAGACTTCATCTCTATCTGTTTATTTAATATCCATTTGATTGATGTGTATCTCATAATCTTTTGTTTATTTGAGTTGCAAAATATATTCCATTAATAAATCCTACTATATATACAACAATAATTATTATTATTTGATCCATGTTTATCTTTTCTTTTGTTTATTCTTTAAATGCTTTTCATAAAATTCAATAACCGAACTGTTAGAATTGTAAAGGTCTAAATCTGATAAACAATTTAATTCATTTTTTGTTTCATTAAAAAAATTTAAATTAACGGATTTCTTTATTTTTTTTATTCTTTTATCATCTTTAAACCCAAATTGCATAAAAAACATATCATATTCTTTAAACTTAGTTTTCTTTTTATCTTCCTTCTCTTTCACTTTATTAAATAATAATATTCTTTATCTACTTCCTTAATGTATTCCATGTTGCTTTCATAATCTAATAACTCAACCCTTTGTTTTCCTTCCCATTTGTCATGGCATCCAACTGTTCCTCCCATACTTAAGCAATGATAAGTTATATTTCTTTTATCTGTTGTAAGGTCTGATCTTCTGCTCCTTGGTATTAGATGAGAATGTGATAAATTCTCTGATGTCCCGCAACCAGTGCAGAATTGTCCTCTATCATAATAAATTTCTTTATATACTTTCTTTAACTCTCTGTTGATTATACTTTGCTTTTTACTTATCTGTTTCAAAATACCAATCTATTAAATCTAATATAGGGGGAAGTCCTTTACATATCTCTGCTTTATATCCTCTTTCCTGTAGGTCCTTAATCCATTCCTTCTGAACTTGTGTTGCTGTTCCCTTGTGAGTTTTAATCTCAATAAACAATCCATGGAATCCTTTCCTTGCCTCTGTAAATTGTAGGTCTGGAAAGCCTCTTGAGTATCCAGTCCTCTGTGCTTTTATTCCTCCTCTTGGTCCTGTATATATTCCACCTAATGAAGCACAATATCTCACTTTAGGATATTGCAACTTAACATACTTTATTATCTCTGACTGTAGTCTTTCTTCACTCATTAATACATTCTTAATTGAGATTGATGTTGTTTTAATCTTTTTGAAGCCGCTTCAAAATACTCTATATCTAATTCATATCCCTCCAAATCAAATCCAAGATTATCGCATGCAATAGCAATACTTCCACTACCTAAATGAGTGTCTAATATTTTATCGCCTTCTTTTGCGTAGTTCATTAACAACCATTCATAAAGTTTTACGGGTTTTTGTGTTGGATGAATTCTGTCTTTACCACCTCTTGTTCCGTGATGAGTTGATGCTGTAAATTTTCTTAAAGCTTTGTTAAAGCTATTCCAAGCTAATTCACCATCTGAAAAAGTGCTACCTTCTCCATTTATTTTATCCCAAAATATCCAAGAATTTGTAGGTTTAAGAAAGTCTGTAAAGTAATTGCCACCCCATATTATTTGATTTTTAGAAATTCTTTGGAGTTCCGTAAAATATTCTTTTGATGGTCTTTTATTATCCCATTCTTTTGTTTTGTGCTTTTGCTTATAAGAATAACTATTAGGTCTTGAAGGTTTAGTAATAGCTAAATATTTACTCATATTTATCCCATAAGGTGGATCTACTATTGCTAAGTCGAATTCATTATCTTTAAATTCCTTTAAAGCTTCAATACAGTCTTTGTTATATAAGTTAATCATTAGGAAGGTTTATATTAAATGTATCATTTGCCCAATAAAAAACATCCTGAGTAAGTTTATTGAACTCTTTCTTTGTTAGTGTTGTTGTAGATTTTAAGTTCTGGTGCATCTCTCCATCAATCATTTCTTCCCTCAATAAAAATTTATATTTAAGAATGTCATGGATTTCCTGTTTCTCATATCCAATTTCAGAAGATATTATCTCCATCCACTTCCACCAAAGCCTGTTCTGGCTGTTTGTTCTTATATCTTTGGCCTCTCTAACTTCAATAATAATCTTAATACCATCCTCCATTTTAGCAATGGAAGAAATGAAATCAGCTTTATTATCAAATATTATCTTTCCCTTCTGTATTTTCCCAGATGCTTTCAATTGATTTTAATATAAAAATTAATATATAAGTTAATAATATAAAAGGAATTGAAATAATTCCTAAAAAAATTAATGTTATAAGTTCTGATATTTTTTTTATTTCATCCATAGTAATAATGTAATTATTGCCAAATATATAAAAAATATTATTATGATCGGCATCGCTTGCCTTATTCTATGAATTAATATGTCCAATTTAGTCATGATTTCTGTTTTTAACAGTGTTTTGTTAATAATTCATTATAAGTAACTCAACTGCTTTGTTTTGTTTCTTTCCTTTCTGAGCTCCAGCCGCTTTATTAAATTCTCTTTCTACCCATCTGAACTTATCTTTCGGAAGTAGTTCCTCCAACAAATCAAAATAATAATAAGACAAAGCCCATTTTCCTTTAGTGTTTTTTAATATATCAATAAGTTTTTTGTGGTCCTCAACATCAAAATCATGATTAGAATAATAATTCTCAGTTTTCCAATAAGGAGGATCTACATAAAAGAAAGCATCCATTGAATCATATTTAGGAATTAACTCTTCATAACTCAAATTCTCAACATCTGTTATCCTTTCAAGTTTCTCATTTATTGTTTCCTTTTGTAATTTTCTTTGCAATGCATCATATTTTGAAGAATATTTACCTTTTAAGTCTATAAACTTACTTTCCAATATTTTAGATCCTGAAAATACTTGAGTTGCACAATACGCATATTTCGTTCCTATATTACAATCTCCAAGACCAAAAGGGATTTTATGTTTAACAATTAAATTAAGTTCTTTTTGGAACTCATTAAACAATTCCATATTCTGAGATTCATACTTTTGTAAATAAGAAAGAAACTTTTCTGGTTTCCTGAAGCTTTCAAATAAATTTGCCATAAATCTGTTGTAATCATTATAAACAATTTTTTCTGAATTAATATTTCCATTTATATAAACCCAGAACGCACCACCGAAAACCTCAACATAAGTTTTATTTTCTGGAATATATTCTCCTATCCATTTGGCCATTCGGCTCTTTCCTCCAATATAACTTATCATAGTGAGCAAATTTTGCACATTGAACTCTCTTCTTTTAATGGTTTCCCACATCTGCACCAATTAAATTTTTCCTCACATTCCTCACATAATTCTCCTCTTTCCTCAACTTCCTCCATTCCGCAAGTCTTACAATAGTTTTCAATTTCATCTTTCTCATCTCTTGGATCATTTGCTGATCCGAATAGTTTTGTTATCATTTTTTTTTATTTTTCTTTAACAATTCAGTTCTCTGAGCTCCATATTTTTTTGTTCGTTTATCTTTGTAGTAATATTTCTTTTTTATAGTATAACCATTTATTTTGTTTTCACTCATTCCAACTCCAAATTGCATTGCAAAAATATTGTAATCAGTCATTTTATTAATTTATTAATATTATTTATTCCTGTTCCTTTTCTTGATCTATATGAAACTTTTTTAACTGGTCTATAGCTTGGAAGCTGTTTTGCAAATAAGTCATCATTTAATACTTTCTTTTGTGTTTTAATCCATTTGTAGTATGTTTGAACATTTAAAGCAAATATTTCTGATTCTCTTATTCCGTTCCTAAAAGCTTCTTCAATGTCAATCATTTCCATTTTAGAGAAGTCCCTTTGTAAATCTTCACAAAGAAATTTTGCGAGCAAAGCTTTATCTTCTGCAGCTTTATTTTGTCCTAACTGAATAAATGTTCCAGAAATTAAATCCAAGCATTTCATTTTTAATTCTTCTGTTTTAATGTTTTTTATCATTACATATTTTTTAATAGTTGTTTTGCCTCTTCATGAGAACTTAATTGTTGATGAATCTTTGATTGTGTGCTTGCAGTGTTTCCATACTTTGTTGTTCTTTTCCATCTTTTTATTCTCAAATTTAAATCCCAAGTCTTTTGCATTTCCCAACGCATTTTGTTTTTTGCATTTGATTCGGTCCAATAATCAATAAAGGAAATAGAATCTTCTTTTGGTAAAATACCAGACTCAAAAACTAAAATTGCAAAACTTTCTTTAGTATGCTTATTTAGTTTAGTTATTAATTTAGTATTAGTCTTTATTTGTGTGCACTTTTCCACATCTGGTTTTTTGGTATCTGGTTTTTTGGTAAGTGGTTTTTCATAAACTATCAACTCCCATTTAATAACCTTTCCTGAATTATCTGTTATTCTTTTACGCTCTACATACCCAAACCCATTAAGTTCCTTTAGGATTGAGTAAACAGTGTTTTTAGACTCTTTAACTATAGCAACCAATCCATTAACTGAAAGTTCCCATTTGTCTGGCAAAGATAATATTAATGTTAAAAGCCCTTTAGATTTTAAACTTAAGTCTTTTCTTTTTAATATTTCATTTGAAATAATAGAATAGTTTCCTGATTTCTGAATTCTTTTTATATTCATTATTCAAATATTGATAATTGTCCAGTCCCTCCAAACATCATACTTTGTTTTTCTAAGCAATGCAATGTTTTCATTTGAGAATAGATTCTTTGTTTTAGACTAATTAAACATTCATCCAGTTCCTTCATATCTTTAGCAACATAATAACCCCTCCCATTTGAACAAATTCCGTTAATTATATTGTTCGTTCTAATATGTTGGATTATCTTATGCACTTTTTGAGATGAAAGTCCAGTTTTATCTTGAATTTCCTTATTGGTTACAGCGTTAGCTTTTCCAATTCTTTTTGATAAGCTTTCAGAGAAAGGACCAACCCAATTCAGGTCCTCCTCAGAAAGTTCAAAATTTATATTTTCATAACCTACTAACATTAAAAAGGTAAATCATTTGAATCATTATCATTTAATGGTTGAGTTGTTCCAACAGATTCTATTTCCCATGCTGAAATGTTATGATAATAACGCCCTTTAAATTCTTTGGAACTAACATTGATTTTAACCTCCAATTCTGATCCTTCTTTAAAGTTTTTTATTTGGTCAATTTTATCCCCAAAAACATCAATGCAAATTTCATTGTTAAAGTCTGATCCATTATCTAAAACGAAACTTTGTTTTTGCCATTCTTTTCCCGCTTTAGAAATTCCCTTTTGTAATTCTAAAACTTTTGTTAATTTTCCTGTAATCTTCATTTTTATTTATTTTAAATTAAGTATTTTGATTTTGCTTCTCTTATATGTTCCAGTTTATTCCATTCATCATGATCAGTAAAAAATAAAAATTTGGTCCAATCATTATTTATTTCAATATAATGTTCTAATTCAAACTCAATCTTATTTTTAAAGTGTATAGATGTCGCATGATGCATTCCGTAAATATGATTTTTCATTTGGTTATGCTTAATTTCCAAACATTTCCATAAATAATAATTGTAAAATTTACGAGCATCAACTCTGTTTCTTTTGCGAGATTTCATAAATACAATGTCCATGTCCTCAACATTAAACATTCTACACAATACAACTCTGGCCTTTTCTTTCTTTTCTTCTTTCATTTTCTTAATATAATATTTGTTCTATTATTGGTTTTAAAGTTCTTTTATTACACATTACAGCACATTTCCTACAAACTGAGTAATCTTTCATTGGTTTTGGTTTAAAGTCCTTTAAATCGTTTCTAAATCGTTTTAGTTTAAGTCTGTATTTTTCCAGAGTTTCAAAAGTTGGCTCTATCATTATGAACTTGCACCATCCACTCTTTCCAAATATGAGATAAAAAAAAGGTAAATAAACGCCATGTTCCTGATAATACATTTCAATATAGTGTATTGCTTGGCTAAAGTCTTTATAAACCTCTCCAGTTTCCTTATCCACTAAAGAGCCCCAAGCAAACGGATTCCATCTTGCTCGATCATCTTCTTTTATTGCAGTATATTTTAAATCCATAATTGCGAGATCTCCTTTATACTTAATTAATGCGTCAGGATGCCCAATTAACTCATCCGTTTCCCATTCTGGCTGAACATCAATTAACTCAATATCTAATTCCTCCATCATTTGTTTTGATTTCTTAGCAAGTGCCAGAAGATCAGTTTCTCTTTTTAATGGCTTCCCAGTCTTTCCCTTTGGTATTTCATAAAATTCTCCTCCTCTACTCATTCCAATAACATGCTGTTCAAAAACTAATCCATCTAACATTGCAGCAGATGGTTTATTTCTAAAACCATTCAAATAAGATTCCTCCCATTTTATTTGGCAATTTTCAGGATTGTAAAAGTCCCGAATCATTGATTGACTAATTTTCATTTGAATAAGCTTTGTCTTTTGCTTCTGAGATACTATCCATTAGAGCATCATAAACTGCCTCAATTCCATATTCCCCAGAAAGTTCCATTGATTTTCTAACTTCATTTTCATATTTTTTAGAAACTTTCAATAGTTTGTTAAATTTATTTTTTACATTCAATTTATGTTGGTCCTTTAATATATAGATTTGTTCATCTACACACAAAACCAGAGCAAGCAAAATTGAGATTTCAACTTCTTTATTGATCATAATACAGATGTTTTATTTTGTTTTTGGTAGTCAACTTCATCTTTTCCCAAAGTGTTTGTTAATCCCATTGTTTTAATTATTATTCTCGCAAGTGCTCGCTTCTCTGCAATCTCAACAGGGAACTTTTGAAAGCAATTTTCTTTTGATGCTGATCCAAATGTTTCGCATTTCTTTATTCCTTTCTGAAAAGAAGTTGCTTTTAAAATTACATTTCCAATTTCATAAGAAATCACCTCAAAATTAACTTCAATGTTATTATTCCATTGGATCTGCTCAATTCCAGATCTTGTTATTATTGTAAATCCTCTTTTGTCTTTATAGACATCTTCCTTTGTTAAAGAATTATCTTTGTATAAGGTATTTAATATTTCATTTTTCTTCATAATATTAACTTAATCCAAACCAAAAGAAACCGAACATTAAAGAAAATATCATTACAAAAGCAATTGAAGCATAGAAAAAACTTTCCAAGTCAAACGAAGTAACCTCTTCAACTTCATATTTATCAATTCCATTTACTCTCATAAATGTTGCAGTTTGTTTTGCGTTCATGTATTGAGCAAACCCTGTTTTTAAATTTTTTATTTTATACATTATTTTTTTAGTATTGCGGAGTAAATAACTCCAATTAATATTCCTGTTATTGTGTAAAGTATTTTTATTTCCATAGTTTTTAAATGGGGGCTTTAACACCCCCTTATTTATTATTTAGTTAATTCAAAAGGTTTATCCCATTTTCCAACACTCAAAGAGTAATACCATCCCACATGAAAATAATCAGTCATTATATCTGATTTATCAAAATTTCCATCCATTGCAATTTTAGTTATTGTTTCAAATATATTTCCATGTTTATAATTTTCTGGATAAAATCTATTTACTTGAATATATCCATTTGAATGATCCTCTCCATCTAATAAATCAATTGGAGATTTCATTATTTCAACTGATATTTCAGAATAATGATTTCTTCTTACTGAAAATTTCCACCCTTTTTTTGTTGGAAACTTTTCTTTGATGTTGTTTCTGATTTCTTTTACTTGTTCTGTTGTGATGTAAGCCATAGTTTTAATTTTATTTGTTTTTAATTCGTTAAACTTGTTGTAAATATACGCAAGTTTTTAACAATACACAATGTTATGAAAGTTTTTTTTAACCTAGTAAATGGAGTTTTTTCTAATTTTAGGTGGTTTTTTTATGCACAATTTCGTCAATTTTTAGTCAATTGTTGTGGCACTTTAGCAAAAAAGAGTCAATTAAATAATTATCTTAAATATTGTTTCTTTTTTCTTTGTCTTGTTTACTGACTTAGCATTATAAGAAGAAAGTTCTTTCTTTATATTATATCCCTCCCATTTATCTGTTTCCTGTAAGTCAATTCTCATGTCATGCCTCCCATCTTCAGTAAATATATAAATATTCTGAGCAGCTGTTCCCGCTAAATTTAAAGCATGATCAGAATAAGCATTGCTTCCAACTAATGAAGCAGATCTACAAATATTATCCCTAATCATTGTTTCATGTAAATGTCCGCAAATTATCATGTCAATTATTATTCCCCTTTGAGCATACTTTGAAATAACTCTTCCTACTATATTGGAATCCATCTTTCCCAATTGATGACCATGAATAACCAACATGTTTTTTCCAGCAACTTCCACTACTAATTCCAAAGGTTTACCAGTTATAAAGTTAATGTCTGGCAATAATAACCTCAACATTTCAAATATTGTAAAGTCATAATTATTTGAACTGATTAAATTAACCCAACCTAATTCCTGTTCTACTCTTGACTCATTTCCAGTAACACAGCAAACCTGAATATTTGCAACTTGATTTAAGTCCAATATAAAGTGTTTTAAGAGATGAACTCCTAAAAAGGTCGCCTTTGCCCTATTTGTTGCCATACTCATTAATTCATCCAACCTTCTATCACTATTAATTAAATCCCCAGTAATTGCAATTAAAATATTTTTACATTTATAAAACTTTGAAAGTCCTTTTATTTTTGAAGCAAATTTTTGTAACCTTTTTGAAGCAATATCAAAATCATATTTATTCCCCTCTATATCTACTAACTCGTTAAAGTGTGTATCTGCAATTTGAACAACCATAGTCGCACCTTGTGAATCTTTATGTTTTTTAATTTTAACTTCCAGAGATTCCTTCTTTAATAACTTTATGAGTTCTTTATTGTATTCCTCCAGAGCATTTTCTTTCCTTGTTCCCTCTCTAAATACCTTAGTTTTCATTCTATTAAGGTCCTGAAGTTTCTGATTCTTTTTGTTTAACTTTAAACATTCATCCAAAACACTTTCATCTCCTACAACATAATGAACTACTTCCTGAACTCGTTTTCTTAGATGGTCAATTGAAACAGTTAAGTTAAATTTATCAATTAATATTTTAGATATTTCAATATAATTAACACCATTGTCAAAATGATGCATAATTTCCTTCTTATATTTTAGATATTTATTTTTCATTTTTACGTTTTATTTTTTCCCAAGATCGGCCACCAAAATAAGCTCCAAAAGCAGTTATTCCTAACATTTGCCAAAGGTCAATCCATGAGTCTTTTATTTCCAACTCTATAAAGCTAAAGTCTATTAAAGTAAATATTGTAAAAACAAACATTAGGAATGCAAGAGTATAAGGTCGGATGTTTTTACTCATCCAATTATCTGATTGCATATCAGCCTTCCATCTCTCAGAAATTTGTTCTTGCATTTTAGATTCGTGTTCTAAAATCTTTGCTTCAATTTGTTGTTTAAGAATTAATTTTTCCTCTTTGGATGTTATAACGTCATCAAGGATTTCTCCAACTTCACTTATTAACTCAGATCCTCCAAAAATTTTACTTAGTAAATCCAAAGTCTTGGATTTTGTTTTGATGAGTCAATATCAATATGAGCAAAATTTCCCCCAGATTTCCCAGCCAAACCAATTCTAAAAGGAAGATTTAATTCAGAAGTTAATTCCATTGCATAAAAAACAAACTTAGCTCTTTTATTTGCATCACTTAATGCAATGTCTGCAGCTAATCCCTTAAGATGTGGGGATGTTGGAATTGTTTTATATCCTCTTTCTGTTAATGATTTATGATATTCCTTTGTTCTGAATCCACTTGTAACTCTAAAAGGAAATCCACACCTATTTCTCAACTCATCAATAAATAAAAGAAATTCCTTGTCCATGTTTTTATTTGATCCTATAACATCTGGCGAATCAAACTCTTTTTTTTTGAAATATTTCATATTGTAAATTTATAAAAATTATTTTGATAATATAAAAAATAAATAAAACTTTTAAACAAATTAATGTTTACTTTCTCTTTCTAAATAGTTTGACTAATGAAACACAAATTGCCAAAATTATAGAAATAGTTATTAATATATCATTTACTTCTGTTAAACTCAATCCAATAGCCCCTCCATTTGCAGCTAGTAATTCAATATTATCTTTTGTTGTATTTGTCATTTTAAAAAGGTAGTGGCAAAGTTTCCTCAACCGGATTAATTTGCAATTCAATATTTGCGGCTAAATTTTCATCTAATTCTTGCGGACTTGGATCTGTCATTTCATCAAGCCAAACATCAACATCTGCTTTTGTCAAATCTTCATAAGGAATAAAATCCTCTGGATCAGGGTTTGTAATTGCCAAAGCACCATAAACATCTGCAAAATAATATCCCTCTTCTCCTTCTATTCCTTTTGTTGCTGTCCTTCTCCAATGCACCATATTAACCACATTTGTAAGTTCTCCTTCTTTAATTTGACAGTTCATCTGTGAAACTATCCATTCATATTTTATTTCCATTTTATTTTTTATTTATTTATTTTTATCCCTCTGAAATTTTTAATATTCCGCTATCTTGCCAGAGTCTGCCAGCAACTCCAGGATCTGATGTTCCTAATCCTCTAAAGTCAATATTTGCAGCATTTACTTCTAATCCTCCAGTGATAAGCGCATCACCTACTACATGAAGTTTTTCTGTTGGTGCTGTTGTTCCAATCCCCACATTTCCAGCTTTTGTGATAACCATACTACTAGACCCATTTGTTTTAAAAGTTATTTGAATACTGGCATCAGATGAGTTTGTTGAATTTAAAGTAATTCTACCTCTGTTGCTGTATAAACTTATTAATTCAAAATTATTAGGTCCTACTATACCACTACCACCTGATGGCATAATTATTGAATTTGTGGTTGTATTTCCAGCATCAGTAACTTCTTGTAGTGTTGGAGTTGTTCCTCCAGATGATGCATCAACATATGCTTTCACTGATTCCGCTGTTGCTACATTATTTGCAGTTGCTCCTTCCATAGTATCAGAGTCCAACCAACCCGTTATTTCAACTCCTCCCTTTGAAATTCCATCTGCATCAATATCGAATCCAGCAACTTGTCCCTCTGTTTTTCTTTGGTATTGTAAAAATAAATTTTCTTTATCAATTGTTATTTTTGCTCCTTTATCTAAAGATTGTGTTAGAGTTGTTGCTGTTATGAAAAATTCAACAGCTGATTGAGCAGCATCTGAATAAATCTCTAAACTTATTCCATTAATTAAAATTTTTGTTCCAGCTTTTATTGCAAATGCTAATGGTCTGCATCCAATAGAACTTGATTTGGTTAATACCTCACCCTCATCATAAGTCCTATCTAATTGAGTTAAATAAAAACCATTAATTTCCTCTTCATAATTTGGAGGAGTTGTATTTATGTTTGTTGTAATCATTTCTTAATTATTAGTTTCGCCTTGATCATCTGGAAAATCTGTTCCATCCCATGTGTTTTCTCCTGTTGTTACTGTTGTAGGAACTGCATATTTAACTTCTACCCACTCCCCTCCAAACTCATCTGTAGTTAAGTCAAAATTAGATCTCATCATCATATATTCCTTATTGTCTGCATCTACTAACTTTGTATTTGGATTTACAAATTTCACTCTTGTAGAACTTGGCCAAAATTTATCTGTTTCAGAAAGAGCTGTTGTTCCATTAAATGTTACGATTGATTTACTTTGGTTATTCATAATCTCCTCACCAACTAAGTTTTGCAATTTTTTGTTATATGTTAAAGCGCTCCAGTCATATTCTGTAGTTCCCGCATTCCAAACATAAATTCCTTTTGCCCATTTTCCAGATGAATCAACAAAAACCCAACTTGTTCCATTATAAACTTGTATTGTTGCAGTTGAATTTGAATCAGATCCATCTCCAAATCTTAATGTTCCGACTTGATAGGTAAAAGTGTCATTTCCATCTTGATCCATTTGTATTTGCTGACCAGAAACTCCAAAACTTCCAGCATTTGTTTTTACAGGAACAAATAAAGATTCAAATTCATTATTGTTATTAATTGTATCTACATAATCAATTTCATAATATGTTGGAACTTGAGCTTTTACTATTGGAGAAACTCCAGAAGCTGTTGTTCCAGAACTTAATGAGTTACTTTGAATTATTCGCCCATGAGAATAACTTGAGTTCCCCTGAACTGTTGCATTCATTGGATAAGTTGCGTCATTATCATATTCTGTAAAAGTATAAAATTGAAAATCCCAATCTCCAATAAAATTTGCATTTGTTGGAAATAAATTGTTAGAATTGTCTGTTATATTATCAGTCGAACTATTAAAAATTGTTTGTGTAGAATTTACGCTGTTTGCGGGAATTATTAAATATTGCCTAATATATTGCTGATTATTTAACAATGGAAATTCATCTAGCATCCATCTAATTTCGGCAAAATTTCCATTCGTATATTTATAAGCTGTGTAATTGTCAGCATCTCCCCATGCTGAAGCAGATGGTTTTGCTCTCAATGTCCAAAGTGCTTCAAATCTTAAATCAGTATTTGTTGTATTTGTAAAATCACAAAAAATTCTACAAATAAAACCAGCTAATTGATCCGCATCCGTTAAAGTCATAATATTATAACTTTGTCCAGTTTGAGAAAATTGTGTTATTGCATGAGAAGCATTATCTGTTGGCCATGTAGTATCTAATCCTGTAACTGTATTACGAGTTAAAAATAACGGATAACCATTAAAAAGATTTGCTCCAGCCAACTCAGCATAAACAGTATTAGTTCTTTTAATAGCGGGTATTCCTTGATAAATTGATCCCGCTATTTTTTGTAATCCTGCAGAAGATGTTGCTGATTCTATTTTTTGATAATAAGCTCCATAATTAGTTTCTCCCAAAAAATTTTGTTCTAGTCTACTGCTTCCATTATAAAAAAATTCTCTTGTTGGAATGTTAATTGGATTATTGTAAGGAGAAACATCTTGTTCATCTGTTATAAATTCTGAAATTTGCACAAAATAAAAAACTCCCCTCCAATAGTAGAATCTACAATTAAAATTTTTGCAAATCATTTTAATAACATCGTAAGTGCTCGGAGGAATATATTTATTAGTTGAATCGGTTGTGTAAAGATTTTTTAAATTTATTCTCATTTGTGAAAATGGGCAGTATTCCAACTGAGGTCCAACATTCATATCTTCATTCCACCAATTAATTGATGTTTGAATTGTGTAATTTAGTAAAGTTCCTGTTGTTGAATCTGTAGCTAAAAGCATTCCAGTATTGTTTAACAATAAAGTTAACCAAGATGTTGAACTTCCAATTAATTTTCTAAAACCAGCGTTGGCATAAGTATCTTCATAAGAATAAGGAAAAGTTGGAACAGCTGAAGTTTCTGAATTTGTTTCTCTTAAAAAAGGAACTTCTTTTAATGTTGCAATTCCATCAATTGCAACTAATGAAGTAACATAAGGAAAAGAAACATCTTCTTTTGATTCTAAATCTAAAATAAAATAACCAGTCCATAACAAATCCCCAGCAGCTGTTTCCAAAACTACCCAAACATCTTTCTCTTGCAAATTGTTTCTCATATTTTGCAAAAATAATTGCTGATCTAAATCTTCAACCATTACCTCCATAGTTAATTTTGAAGCTAATATTGGAGAATTTTTATCTTGAATTTTTTCTGATTCCCAATTTAGATTCATTCCGTTAGAGCTTAAAGTCCAAACTTTAGCAGCTCCAGTTCCAGTCCACCATATTGAAGCTATGTATTCACTACCATTTAAAGATTTAACAGTAGCTGTTGCATATTTTGAAAGTCCATAGGGAGTTCTTGCCATAATTATGTAGTTCTTAACCTGTTATTTGATGCATTCTGATTACTTAAAAATATGTCTGATCCAATTAATTTTCCAGTTACTGTTATATTAGAATTATTTCCTCCCATCATTGATTTTAATTTGTCTAATGGTGCAACTACCTCTGGATTTCCAGCATTCGTTCCAACCCCCTCTCCAATAAGAGCTGTTGTTGGTCCTGTTACTAAACCACCCTCAGCAAAAGGAGTTACACCAGAAGTTACACCCATCAATGATCCTAGATTTGTTTTTAATGATGCAATACTAAAAGCTGCAGCTCCTCCTCCCATCATCATATTTATTAAACTCATAACAGCTAATTGAATTAATAAACTTGTTATTGCTTTTTTTATGTTTTTAATAAATACATCAAAGAAATTTTCCTGAGAATTTAAAGCAGAATCTAATGAACTTGTTAAAACATCCCCAAACATTCCAATCCCAGCATTAAGAAGCTTTTGATTGTCAGTTAATTCAGTTTGCCAAAAAACTATTCCCTCAAACTGATCTTCCGCATTACTCATTGAATTAGCGTAAGTGTCCCAAACTATAGCAGTTTCCTGAATAGAACTTTGAAAATTTTCAAAACTTTTTGTTGTTTTCTCAAGTTCATTATTGTTTCCTTCAAATGTTTTATTTAAATTTTTAATAATTTCATCAATATCTTGTAATGGGTCTTTACTTCCGTTTATCTTGGTTGTTAAATCATCAATTAAAGAGTTCATTTGATCAATATCCATATTAAAACCCTTTATGGTCTTTCCTCCACTCATTTGTTTTTGTAGAGACGCAAGTTGTTTTCGTAAACTAATTATCATATTTGGAGCGCTTGCGATTTGAGCTAATTCCAAAGGATCAGATGATTTTGTTTTAGCTAATTCCCTATATGATTTAATTTGATTTTTTAAATCTAAAATTTTTTCGTTATGAAGTCCCTGTTGATTTATTTGTAGTTTACTATTTTCTAATGTTATTTTGTGAGCTTTAGCCTGTTCTAATAAATTTAATTTTTGTGTTTTTGTTAATGTTTCCCAAAGTTTAACCTTTTCAAAAATATCATTTTTACTTAATTTTTCGGATGATCTATCTGCAATAGCCGCATTTAATTTTTCTTGTGATTCTCTTGCTTTTATTGCAGCGTTTGAAAAGTATGTTAATTTTAAAACTACTCCAGCAATTAACGCTCCAATTGCTAAAAATGGATTTGCTAACATTATTTTATAAAGTCCAGAAAATACAAGTCCTAAATATTTAACAGCAACAGCTGCAGATGATAATCCCAAAGATATTTTTCCAAATATTATTAAAACAGGACCAATTGCCGCAACTATTGATCCCCAAAAAACAATACTTTTTTGTTGTTCATCTGTTAAACTCGTAAACCATTTTACCATTTTAGAAATCTTGTTTATTACAATTTCAAAAATTGGAATTAGTTTTTCTCCAAGCTCTATTGCAGCACCCTCTAATTGTGAACGCATTTTTCTAATAGATCCAGCAACACCAGAATCCATTATGTCTGCCATTGCTTGAGCTTCCCCAGCTGAATCTCTAAAATCTTCTGTTAATGATTGAATTTCAACCCCACTTTGCGCAAGAATTGTTGCAACATTTGCCCCTCTTTTACCGAACATATCCAGTGAAACAGCCAAAGGATTTACTGAGGAATTTATTTCTCCCATTGCTTGATCCCAAGTTTTTCCGCTTTTTGCTAAGTCTAAAAATATGTTTCTTAAAGCTGTTCCCGCTGTTGAAGCTTCAACTCCATTATTGACTAAAACCCCTAGAATTGCTGAGGTTTGTTCTAAATCAGATCCAGCCATTTTTGCAACTGGAGCAACAGAAGCCATTGCAGTTTCAAATTTAGTCATGTCTAAAGCAGTAGAGCTAAAAGAATCTGACATAACGTCAGTTATTCTGGTCATATCAGTTGCTTCCATTCCAAAAGCGTTCATTATTTTTGCAGTAACTGTTGCCGCTTGTCCCAAATCTGAATCAGTTGCCTGTGCTAAATTTAAAATTGATTCTGTTGATTGATTTATTTGTGTTGGAGTTAATCCTAATTTAGAAAGATTTAATTGTAATTCTGCAACTTGTGAAGCAGTAAACATTGTAGTTGATCCAAGTTCCTTTGCTGACTCTGTTAAAGCTTTAAATTCTACATCTGTTGCTCCAGAAATTGCTTTTACCTTAAGCATTCCCTGTTCAAAATCTGCAAATGTTTTTAATGATGCAGCACCCAAAGCAACAATTGGAAGAGTTAATCCTGTTGTTAAACTTTTACCAGTTCGCTCAACTCCCTTTCCAAATTTTTTAAGTTTCTTCTGAGCTTTGTTCATAGCTCTTTCAAATGGTTTAAGGTCTGCCCCAAATTTGAAATTTAAAAACCCAATTGCTTTACTTGCCATTTTCTATTTTATTTTTATATAGTTCCGCTTTCATTTTTAATTCTTCAAAATCTATTTTATTATCAGTTTCCCATTCAAACTTAATTAAGTCCTTTGGCTTAATACTTTTGTTTTTTGGAAGCTGTATGTTTAACAATAAACAAGTGCTCCATCTGGTCCTCTCCCAATCACTTCTTTGCCTCATATTCTCCAACTCATGAAACCCCTCAACTTTATTCCAGAACTCTCCCTTGGCAACATATCATAAAAATCATCCACTTTCATTCCCAACTGTCCAAAAGCAATTCTCTCAAGTTTTGGCCAAGTTAGCTCTTCCTCTTTGCTTTCTTGGCCTTCATCTTTTTTTCATCAGTTCCTCCCATTGCTCTGCCTAATATCTCAAAAGCTTTTTCCATGCAATCCATGTTTCCGTCAAACATATCAGTAATGTCATCTAATGAGTAATGAAATGGTTTTTTTGCCGACCTGTAACCATCTTCAATTCCGCAATAGATTAAACTAAAAGCATCGTTGAAAGTTATTTCTCCTGATCCTAATTTGTTTAAGTCTTTCATTGTTGATCCAGTCATTAAACTATACTTTCGCAAAGCGTTAAAACCAAATCTAACTTCCATTTTGTGTTCTCCAATCTCTAATATTTCGTATTTCATTTTCTAAGTGTTTTATCTTTTCTGAATTAAAAGAAACCTACCGACGCACTCAGAAAAGAAAACGCATCGGCAGGATCTAAAATTTTTCCTTATTAAGGAGTTGTATCAATTGTTTGAACTAGAGGTCCAGANCCTTGAAAAGAAACTGAAAATGTTGAAGTGTCCTCCATAGGTGCTGTTAAACTAGCTGATGTCAACCAAGCTGTTCCAGTGTATTTAGTATATCCAACTCCTGTTGTTGNNGTGCTTCCAAANGTTAAGTCAAAACTAGNTCTTGTTGCAAGNTANCCAGTAAATAAATCACTTAAAGTTTTGTTTGTAATTGCACTTCCAGCAGGATCTAACCAAGCATAAAGAGCATCACAAGAAACATCCCAGTTTCTTAATCCCTCCATATTATCTTCCCATCCTCCAGATTCTTTTGAAGTAGTTGATCTTGTAGAATGATTTACATTTAGAGTTGCATTTGTTGAGTAAGCGACTAAAACCCCACCTACATAAACACCAAGCTCCGTTCCATTTAATTGTCCGTCTTGTGCTGCCATAATTTTATTTTTTTATTTATTTATAATTATAATTTTTGCTCCTTATCTGAAGCTTTCTTTGTTTTCTTTTCTTTTATTTTTTCTTTTTTATCATAGTCATTTTCCTGTAACCATGCATAGAATTCTTCAGTTACATCCATAACCTGACCAGCAACCAAAGTTTTATCTTCATTTACTTTGTAGCTTCTTTTTAATTTAAATTTCATTTTTTTATTCGTTTAAGTTAATCCATCCATTTTCTGGATTGTTGATTGTTTTAATTATTTCATTATGAGAATAAATCTTTTCTCCATCTAAAAAAGAAGGAATTTCTCCAATGAATTTTATTATTGTTTGACTACCATCCAAACTATATCTTAATGTTAAAGCTGAAGTTTCAATAACTAATTTGAAGTCTACCGCTTCAATCATTTCTTTATTTATTATAACATACTTTTTTTCCATATCTTTATTCTGGCACATCAGCCTGAAAGTCTGTTGATGTCATGTTAGTCATTGTTCCGTTATTGTTTCCAGTTTCATCAACAATTGTTGGATATGTTGCAATTGGATCTCCAACTATTCCTCCATCCCCCATTTTCCAATAACCTATCATATTCGCCAAAGGTTTCGGATTGAATGGAAGTCCACTGTTGTATAAATTTGTAACTTCTGATTGATCTAATTCTTTATTAAAAATAACTACTTCATCAATATTTCCTTTCCAAAAACCGCCACCAATAGAATTACTTCCAATTGATGCAGTTGAAAAACTACCTGTTATACTTCCTGTTATTGCAGTTGTGTCTTTTAAAGTTCCATCTAAGTATAAATTTATACTTCCTGAACTATCCCAAGTTGAAACCACATTATGCCATAAACCATCCCCCTCAATATTGTCAGCAGTAACAGCAATATTTGCAGTTCCTCCCCCTTTGTAAGTTGATGTTAATTCATTGTTTCCAGCATTATAATATAAAAGAATATTATTGTTTGAATCTACTCTTGTCTGAAATATGTTTCCACTAGATGAAATGGTTTCTAATTTAAACCATGCAGAAATTGATCCTGTGTTTTTTATTGAACTCAATCCAGAAACACCTAAATCAACATAATCATCAACACCATCAAAGTGAGTTGAATAAATATTATTAAATGAATTTATTATTCTAATATTAAAATTTAAAGATTTCCTATAAACTCCATCCGATCCACTCATGTCATCAAAAACATCATCATAACCATCAAAATCAATTGCCTGGATATTTACAGCATTATAAACTCCATTAACTCGGTCCAATGCTGTTCTTATATAGTTTGCAAGTTTTGAAGCTTCTGAGTATGTCTTGCAATAAGCAGAAACCATAATATTTGCATTATCTAATAAAGCAACAGAATCCTTTTGGCCTTCTGGAGTGTCAGAACTTACATCATAAACAATGAAAGGAAATGGAGAAGTTTGCTTCATTACATTCGGAGCAATCCTTGTCTCTACCATTGACTCAACTGCAATGTTGTCATTTAATATCTTATATATTGCTTTTCCTATATCCATTTTAATATCCTAGACTTCCGTATTTTTTTAATCTTCTAACATCTGCTGCAATAGCTTTAACAAATATTTTTTCAGCATCTGTAAATCCACTAGCTAAAACTGTATTGCTTTTTTGATTCCATGCTCTCATCATAAAATCATTTGGTTTTGACATTGATCCATCTCTGTTTTTATGTCCATACTCAACCCAAGCCCCAAAATATCCCCCTTTGTTTTTCTTAAATTTTCCTTTTACTCTTGGTCCAATATATGCTCCATGAATATCTCCCTTTGAAGCTCTTGTTCTGTAAAACTTTAAAGACTTTTTTAATGTCCCTCTCGCAATTGTTAATTCTGGATCAGCAGGATAAGCAACACCAACTCTACCCTTTCCTGTTTTTAATAATGGAGCTTCCTTTTCTGCTGCTTCTAATAATGGAACAGTTACTTTTTTCCAGAATCTTCCCCAAACTGCATCTTTATTAACTCTTTTTGGAAGTCCATCGAACATCTGCATTATTTCTTTTATTCCTTTTGCCTCAACAGTTACTCCACTCATTATTGATTATCCTTTATTCGAGTTTCTATTTCAAAAAATTGTTCTCTTCCTTCTATTTCTTTAATCCCATGTATAATGTAAGTTTTACTATTATATTCAATTCTGTAAGTTCCTAAAAGAGTTATTCCTAAATTACGAACATAAAAAACCAAATCAGTTTTCTGAACTTGTTCCTGTGATTCTTCTTTTCTGTTGCTTGTTTTCCAATCTGCTTTTGCCCAAAGTGTATATTTAATAGCAAATGTTTTTGTTTCCTCCCCATATTTATTTGTTACATAAACTGGCTCCATTATTTCTATTCTTCTATCAAGTTGTCCTATACTTAACATACTTGAATTTTATATTGTTCCAATAAATATTGACTTGACAAAGGAAGTTCTGTTGCTGTTCTCCCTGTTATTACTGTTTGCCTG